TCTGTCATTGCTGGCATTGGTTCTGTCTCATGCAACAGGTAGCCACGAGTGTGCTTCTTAAAGTCAGGCTGTGCTTCGTCCTTTGCCAGTTCGTGATACACCCATACAGGTGGTAAGATGCCGCCCTGAAGCGCACACGCCATCCAGTTCGGGTCAGGCACAAGTATCTTAGCGCACTCGTCAATGCTGCTTTCATACACTACACGATAGTCTGACTGCACACCCTCTAAATTTTCCTTTGCCCAGCATAGGCGGTCAAACAGGTGTGTGCCTTTGAACTCTGGTGTCTGGGTCATCAGGCAAGGTCTCCGTGTACTACTGAATTGTTATTTCCCAAATCAATTGCATTTGCAAGACTTGTCCTGTTATAAGAATAATATTCGTAATAGCTTGTGCTAGGGCTAGTTGTGAAAGCACACGCCGAAGTCCCCGAAGTTCCAGTTGCAGAATAATCTATTGATGACATTGCGTTTTGTAGGTTTAGAGTTGAATAGCCAACACCACTATCTGTCAAAGATGAAATTCCAAAAGAATTTTTTATCGCTGAGGGTGAACCGCTTGAATGTTCTGCCCAAGCCTTCGCACTACCATTCACAACATAGTTCGTGGCGATTGACCCAGCGGTGCTGTGTTCCAGCGTATCTGCTATAATTTTTCCAGCCATTATGCGAGGTCTCCGTGTGTTACAACAAATGCGCTTGACGCATCGTTAGCAGCGGCTGCGTGAGTACAAAATATTTCAAAGACACTTGATGTAATTGTAAAATCTTCACATATTGCACAATTAGCATCGTCATTGTACCCGCCACCATCTCTACTCATACCCACAATAGCATAGTCTGCCGTTGACATAGAGTTCGTAGCGGATAATTCCGTTCTGCCGGTTCCGTTATCTTGGATTGAGGCAATGTTGAAACTGTCATTGACGGTTTGTGTGCTTAACATTGTCCACTTACACCAAGACTTTGCCAACCCCTGCTGCAACTGCATAGTCGCCGCACCGCCTTCAGAGGTCACTGTGATATCACCAGCGGTGGTCTTGCCTGTGAGTGTGTTTACTAGTATCTCACTCATGCTAGGTCTCCTGAGATTGTAACGGCAATACCTGCATTGTCCACACTTGTACCGCTTGAGTTTCTTGCGCCTACATTTGCATATGAAGCATTGTAAGAAAGATTTTCTCCATAGCGTCCTGTGTCTGCACTATAACCTGCTGTTACTTGAGATGAGAAATCAGCATTACCCATAGCACTGGTAAAGTTTACATCGTAATTACCTGTGCCATTATCATCCAAGCTAGTTACATTAAAACTGTCACGAGTTGCTATAGTACCTGTGCCGTTAAAGTTCACCCACGCCTTCGCCGCACTCTGCTTAGTCAGCGTGACAGGACTTGTGCCATCACTCGCTGTGATTGTGTCTGTGCGTAGTTCACTCATGCTACCACCAGATTACCGCCGGATGTTACCGTCAGTGTTACCCCTGTTGCTACAGTCAATGGCCCAGCAGCCAGTGCGTTTTCATCTGCATCAATGGTTGTGTTGGTGTCTAGCTGTTGCTGATGGACACGGAAGATGTCGCCACCGCCAGCATTAATCTCACCATTCTCACCTTTGAATGTGCCACCACCACCACCGCCAGTAGATGTTACAAGGGCTTTGCCTTGAAAGTTCACATAGAAATCATCTGTAGCAACAATGCTGCCTGTCATAGACAAGCTAGTGCCACTTACAGTGTATGCAACTGTAGGTTCCTGACGGACATTGTTTACAAAAACCTCTATCTCAGCAGCGTTACCTACGGGATGGTCTAGTGTAAAGGACGTACCAGTTCCACCAGTCAAATCTTGATAGGCCATTGCTGTGGTTTGTACTGCTGGTGATAAGCCAAGATACGGCATATTCTACCCCTTACGTAATGTCAAGATGGCTGAGAACAACGTCAGCGGATGACGCTGTGTCTGATTCCACAGTGATTGTATCACCCGGCTCCATTACAACCTTCTGGTCTCCACCAACCACAACTAAAGAACCACCAACTGGAATTGGTGCTGCTTTTACAAGGTGAACATTATCAACTGCACCGCTAGTACGTCCAGCACCGTTTAGCTTTACGTCTACAGTAATTTGAGTTGTCACAATGTTAGCAATACTAAGACCGATGATGGTGGTTTCTGTGCTTGCTGGACAGGTATAAATGGTAGCGGCTGATGCCCCCACTGCAGTATCTGTCTCTGATAAAAATGCGTTTGCCATTTCTTACTCCGATTATGTATATAATTATACCATACTTTTACACTATTGTCAAGTGTTTTCTGTTTATCCCAATGCGATAGCCATTGCAATACCACCGTCACCTGATTCTGGTAAGTTTGTGAGGCCAGAGCCATCACCTGTTACTGCGGTGGCAGCTAAAGTACCTGTAACTAAAACACCAGTAGTACGTATAGCTAGTTTTTCGCTTCCTTGATAATACAACTTCGCAGATTTAGTTGCACCCGGTGTCATATCAAATGTAAGATTGCCATTAGCTTTGTTGCGAAATGCATAATTGTCAGCTTTAAACACATTAGCGTTGCCACCACTGTCATGTACAATAGTCAGGTCACTATCTGCACCGAACACTGCCGCATCATCATCTGCAAAAGTAATGTTATTACCGTTTGTGTCTAGTGCGCCACCTAGTTGTGGTGTAGTATCACTTACAACGTCAGACAAACCTGCGTTAGAATCAACGTATGCCTTGATAGACTGTTGTGTAGCAAGCTGCGTAGCACTATCGGAAGCCATGTTATCTTCATCAAGTACAGCAGTACCGCTAACACTTGTGTTCAATACAGCAGATGTTAATGTTTTATTTGTAAGTGTCTGTGTACCTGTGAGTGTAGCTACAGTGCTGTCAATAGCAATGTCGTTAGCGTTAGCAGTAATACCAGTACCACCTACTACATTAAGAGTAGCGGAACCTGAAGTTGCTCCACCTGTTAATCCATCACCAGCAACTACTGCAGTTATATCACCTGCACCTAGTCCTGCTGTCTGTGAATCAACGTAGGCTTTAATTGACTGCTGAGTAGCTAAGTGGTCTGCAGAATCAGATGTCATTGCATCTTCATCTTTAATAGAAGTTCCACTTATTGTACCGTTTAACACAGCACTTGTCAATGTTTTATTTGTTAGTGTTTGTGCGCCAGTAAGTGTAGCTACTGTGCTATCAATAGCAAAGGTTACTGCTTGTCCTGTGGCAGATGTATCAATACCTGTACCGCCAGTAAGTGTAAGAGATTGACTATCTAAATCAACTGCCGCTGTACCTGTATCTGCCGCTACATCTAAGTCTTCTGCAGTAATCTGCGCAGCCACATAGTCAACAACAGCAGCGGTGGTAGGTAGGCTAGTGTCATTGTCACTAGAAGCAAGACCTTCAGCTTCAGTCACAATTGCTGTAGCTTTAAAGTTGTCTACCTCTATATTAGATACAGTGTTGCTGTCTACATCAATTGTTTTATTAGTAAGTGCTTGTGTTCCTGTTAAAGTAGCAACTGTGCTATCAATAGCAAATGTAACGGCATTACCAGAACCGCTAGTATCAATACCCGTGCCGCCAGTAAATGTAAGAGTTTCGCTGTCGAGGTCGATACTCAAGGCACCACCGCTATCTGCTTGGAAATCTAAATCTTCTGCAGTAAGCTGTGTATCTACGTATGCTTTAATAGATTGTTGAGTAGCGAGGGCTGTAGCACTATTAGAAGCCATATCATCTTCATCAAGAATTGTTCCTATAGAAGAGCCACCACCAACAGCCACACCACCAACATTTAAAGTGCCAGCAAAATGACCATCTTTAAATTGTTTAGAAGATGAACCTAAATCAATATCGTTGTTTGTAGTTGGTTCAATAACACCGTCTTTAACAACAAACTGTTCAGTAGATGTGCCTGACACATCAATATTAAATTCTACTTGGTTATTTGTATCATCAACAACAACTTTGTTTTTAGGCGTGGCTACACCGGGGTCTCCAATCAAACCAATGACTGGACCTTCAGCGGCTGTACCATCGTGCTTGTGACCTGTTGTATTATTGAAACTACTTAGTAGTTGGTTAAACTCGTCATTACTGTCTGCTGCGGTGATAATATCGCCATCAGCAAAACTTGACTGTCTAGTATAACCTGCCATTTATTATCTCCTTGCGTCAGCTTGGAACTCTAGCTGAAATCCTTTTAATGAGTATGGGGCTGATGTGCCTCTATCGTTAACTCGTAGTGCTACAGCAAATCCACTACCTTCAATTGGCTGTCTTACTAATGGGTTTGACTGTCCACCATATGTAGCTGTACCGTATA